AGTTTGCGGCAACGTATTTTTCTCACCGCGTTAGATCTTTAGAGGCGGCACTCGAGGAGATCGAGCGTGTTGCTCTGGTCAGTGAGGGCGTCCAGTTCTATGCAATGGTGGCGCGTAAAGGCTTAGATGGAGAGTTTGATTATGACCGAGATCCCGAGCCTTGATTTGAATTTCGAGAACAGTCCGACTGTTTGGAAATTTTTACATGACGATAGCTTCGTTAGGGGCTTGATGGGTCCGGTGGGATCGGGTAAATCCTATGGCTGTGCAGCCGAGATAATGCTTAGGGCAGTGAGGCAACGACCTAGCCCACGCGACGGTATCCGCTATTCCCGATTTGTTATCGTTCGTAATACATATCCCGAGCTGCGCACGACCACCATTAAGACCTGGCAAGAGCTATTTCCCGAGGATACCTGGGGATCGATGCGCTGGCAGCCGCCGATTTCACACCACATTCGTATTCCTACGCGGGGTGATATCCCTGGGATCGATTGTGAAGTTATCTTTATGGCACTTTCTTCGCCGCAAGATGTGCGGAAACTACTATCACTGGAACTCACCGGGGCTTGGGTGAACGAGGCTCGAGAGCTTCCGAAGGCAGTTATTGACGGATTGACGCACCGGGTCGGGCGATATCCCACGAAATCTGATGGCGGTCCTACATGGTATGGGATATGGATGGATACCAACCCGCCGGATAGCGATCACTGGTGGCATGAGCTTGCGGAGAAAAACCCGATCACGGGTAAGTTTGCCTGGTCATTCTTTCGACAGCCTGGCGGTGTCATACTTCCCAAGAAAGAAGATATCCCGAAGGAAAACCCCGATGCGCAAGGATTTGTATTCTCTGGTGGTAAATGGTGGCAAGTTAATCCCAACGCGGAAAACAGCAACAATTTGCCGCCTGGATACTATCAACAGCTACTTGGCGGTAAGAATGCCGATTGGATCAGGTGTTATGCGCAAGGCATGTACACATTTGTCCAAGAGGGGCGTCCCGTATGGCCAGAGTATGATGATGAGCTTATGTCCGGGGATGTTGAGGTAGATCCATATTATCCGATACAGATCGGTGTTGACTTTGGTTTAACCCCGGCTGCGATCTTTGGGCAGAGAACCACGGCGGGATCGTGGCGGATCATCGATGAGCTGGTGACGTTCGATATGGGCCTGGAAAGATTTGGACAAGAGCTTCTAGGCCGTATCGCGGAGCGATATTCTAAGCATGAAATAATGATCTGGGGCGACCCGGCGGGTAATAAACGTGATGAGATCTATGAAGTCACGGCCTTCGATCACTTGCGATCTATTGGTTTCAAGGCGCAGCCAACGGAAAGTAACGCCTTTCAGGTACGCCGGGAAGCTGGGGCGGGGCCGATGTCACGCCTGGTAAACTCAAAACCTGGGCTGATGGTCGATAAAAAGTGTATTCGTCTGCGCAAATCTCTGAGTGGCGGCTACTTCTTCAAGCGTCAATCGCTCGGCGCCGGGCAAGAACGGTTTAAGGATGCGCCAGTTAAGAACGAACATTCACACTGCGGGGATGCGTTTGGCTATCTGATGCTGGGCGGCGGGGAACAACGTCGATTGCGCCGGGGGACTTATGGCAGCGGATTTGCCCAGGCTCCGGCCATGACTGCAAATACAGACTTTAATATCTTCTGATGTCACTGATACAGCTCCCAACATTCCGAATGCGCCCCGATGAACAGATCGTGCCGCTGCAATACGAACATCTGTTTATGATTAAGCTCGGGCCGCACGAACAAGAGTATGAGCGCGTTATTCCTGGATACCGGGATTACATTTACGACATTTCAGAACACGGCTGGTCCTGGACTGCAATCGGTCGAGGTAAAGTCGTGGCTTGCTATGGGGTACGACAGATCTGGCCGCATATGGTCGAGTGCTGGTTTATTCCAGGGGAGGGATTGGATAACCACGCCAGGACAACTTTAGTGGGTGCTAGGGCTACATTACAGAGTGTATTTGATGACTATGATATCTCTAGGATGCAGATATTTGTAAAAGATCAACATATGGTAGCGTTAAGGTTTGCCAAAGCACTACATTTTGAGGTAGAGTGCAAATTAAGAAAGTTTGGTCCAGAGGGGGCCGACTATTACTCAATGGCGAGGTTTAAGTAAGATGGGCGGATTTGGAAGTAGTCGAGCGGACCCAGCACCAGCACCAGCCCCAGCGGCACCACAGGTTTCGGAAGCGCAACAGCGACAGGAAGCTCGGGCGGAAGCTCAAGAGAAAAAAGAAATGCGAGGACTGCAAAAGCGTAGACGATTAATGCGCACTGGCGGTTTGAGATTGTTATTCTCCCCAGCACGACAAGAAGGCCCAGGAATGGCACCCAAAACTAAAATGGGCGGCGGATCATAGATGTTACTGAGCGCTATATTCAAGCCGAAGCAAACGCAAAAGCAAAAAACGCAAGAAGCTTATGCGCAATATGCTGGCACTCGAATGGCGTCGCAGGGCAACTATACAAGCAGTCGAGGCCCAATCGGTACGGCTGTAAGTGATGTGGCGATGGGTTTGGGATATCAAACCAAGGATGCAAGCTATTATGCCAGAACAGAGAGGACAAAAGCTAGGAGAGCTGTAAGTAATCGAACAGAATACGGAAACGATGACAGTCCTAGCCGTGCGGCACCCAGGCCCAGACAGCCAACGGCTGCGGAGTTAAAAGCACAGCGCAAAGCGGCAGAACTGGCGGAGCGTAAACGTCTTGGACAGATCGCTCGTAAGAAGTTTGAAAAAGAGAAAGGCGAAAGAGTTGCCAAAAAAAGAGCGACCCTTTTGAATATAGCATGACTAAAATCAAAGATGATCCTCGAGTATATCGCAAGGAAGGCGATGATCCAAAACGCGCTAGAAACGATAAAGGCCAACTTATCGCTGATGATCCATCAACGCCTGATGTAAATGAAGCCTGGGAAGGCGGAGAAGCTCCAAAGAAAAAAGCAGCTCCAAAAAAGAAAGCAACAACCCGTGGTAAAAAAAGCGCATCAAAATCCTAAAGGCGGCTTAAACGCCGCTGGTCGGGCCTACTTCAAACGGACAACAGGATCGAACCTGAAACCTCCGGTGAAGAAAGGCGATAATCCTCGTCGGGCGTCCTTCCTGGCTCGGATGGCGGGGAACCCTGGGCCGGAGCGTGACAGTCAGGGAAATCCCACCCGGCTGCTACTGTCCCTCCGTGCCTGGGGTGCTTCGTCAAAAGCGGATGCACGAAAGAAAGCCGCTGCCATAAGTAAGAGGAATCAGAATGCCTAAGCTAAACGTAAAAGAAGTGATGCAGCGCGAAGCCAAGGCACAAGCGCGAAAAGATGAATGGCGCACAATCTATGAAGATTGTTACGAATACGCCCTGCCACAGCGCAATCTTTATGGCGGATATTGGGAAGGTAAAACACCAGGTAAAAGCAAGATGCAGCGGGTCTTTGACTCTACAGCCATGTCCTCGACTAAGCGCTTTGCAAACCGAATGCAAGCTGGGCTATTCCCGCCCAATCGTCACTGGTGCAAGTTAGAGCCTGGAATGGCTATCCCAGCTCAAGAACGCCCTCGAGCGCAAGAGATCCTGGACGCATATGTTGATATCATGTTCGATCAGCTACGTCAGACAAGCTTTGACCTGGCAATGGGTGAGTTTCTACTAGATCTCTGCGTAGGCACAGCCGTAATGATGGTGATGCCTGGTGATGAAGTTACACCCGTTCGCTTTACAGCGGTCCCACAATACTTGGTTGCCATCGAGGAAGGCGCAAACGGTACTATCGATAACGTCTATCGCAAGCTGCGGATCAAAGCGGAAGCAATACAACGTGAGTTCCCAGACATTCAGATGAGTGTTGAGCTTGAGGACGCAATGCTTCGTCGCCCAAGCGAGGAGTTAGATTTATTCGATGCAATTATTTTCGATCAGGAGAGCGGCAGATATCATTATCATGTCGTTTGGCCAGCTAAATCCCAAGAGCTTGTCTATCGTGAAATGGAATCCAGCCCGTTTATCGTGGCGCGATACAGCAAGACAGCCGGGGAAGTTTATGGCCGTGGGCCTTTGGTGGACGCAATCGCGGATATCAAGACGCTAAACAAAACCCTCGAGCTGGTGTTGAAGAACGCAAGCTTGGCGATCTCTGGTGTTTTCCTTGCTGCGGATGATGGCGTACTCAATCCGCAAAACATCAAGATACAGCCAGGGGCAATCATTCCTGTCGCTCGGAATGGTGGCCCAGGGGGTGCGTCCCTGGCTCCTCTCCCTAGAGCCGGGGACTTCAACACAAGTCAGATTGTGATCCAGGATCTACGGGTGAACATCAAAAAAATGATGATGGATGATACCTTGCCGCCAGACACAATGTCGGCTCGATCAGCTACGGAAATCGCCCAGCGCCAAGCAGAACTGGCAACAAACCTGGGATCTGCGTTTGGTCGATTAATGACAGAGATTATGAACCCATTGATTGCGCGGATATTGTTTGTCTTGGACCGCCAGGGCTTGATCGATCTACCGCTCAAGGTCAATGGCGTTCAGATCAAGGTAACACCTGTTTCACCATTGGCAGAAGCGCCAAAGATGGAAGAAGTAAACAAGGTGCTAAACTTTATGCAGATCGCCCAGGCTATGGGTCCAGCGGGGCAGACAGCGATCAATACACAAGAGGCCATTGCATTCATTGCTGAAAAGATGGGTATCGATCAGCGCGTTCTTAACACAGCGGAAGAACAGCAAATGATGATGATGCAGATGCAGCAACAGATGATGGCACAACAGCAACAAGCATTGCCAGGTGATGAGCAAATCGCGGAGGCAATGCAATGAGTTCAGTCGAAGGGTGGGAAGGTTTAAGTCCAGCGTTCGCTGAACCGCCAAAGGCGGATGAGATCGATCTATTGTATGGTCGGCTCTTTAAATCTGAGGAAGGTCAAAAGGTGTTAAGTCACCTGAGACAGATAACTATCGAACAACCATCCTGGTTCCCAGGCGAGGATGCAAGTCACGGTTATGTCAGAACTGGCATGGCCGAGCTTGTTCGCTTGATCGAGCGCAGGGTAGAAAGGTCAAACAATGTCTGATGAGACACAAGTAGCAGAAGCGCCCCAGGAAGGGCTTGTCAGCTTTCAACAACAAGAAGAAGCGCCAACACAAGAAGAAGCGCCTATTCCGGTCCATGAACCGCAAGAGGATGCGTCCTTTAATGATGTTGATGATGAAATGCCGCTAGAGCGGCCTGATTATTATCCACAGAAATTTTGGGATGAGGATGGACCCGATGTCGAAAAACTTGCAAAAAGCTATGCCGAACTGGAAAAAGCCTTCAAAGCCGGGAAACATAAAGCTCCGGAAGATGGCTACAACATGGAGGATTTGGTTGATCGAGGTCTCGATCTGGAAGATCCGACTGTCCAGGCGTATCAGGAGTGGGCGCAGAAATATGGCATATCTCAACAGGCGTTTGAGGAATTGGCTGGTAACATCCTGGAAATGACCGGGGAGCAAGAGCAAGCCATACAATATGACCAACAACGGGAAATGGAAAAGCTTGGCGCGAAAGCCCAGGAAAAGATCTCCTATCTCGAGCGTCATATCACTAAGGCAGCATTGAACCAAGCGGAGCGTGAAGCCCTGGCGATTGGCCTAAACAATGCCGACAGCATCAATGCAATGGTTAAGTTTATCCAAGGATACACTAATGAGGGCATCCCGACAGAACCCGTTGTTGCAACGCCGGAAATGAATGTCCAAGACCTTCGCCAAGCTATCGCAGACCCTCGATGGACCACTGATCCAGTGTGGCGCACAAAGATCGAACAACAATGGGCTGCGGCCAACAGCTAGATATTGTTGCAATATGGCAGACTTGCGTGTATATGTGGTGTAACGGCTAACCGCTGCGCGGCCCGTAGATCTGGTAAACCAGTGGTGGGCGCGGCCACATTCGCGCAAGCAGACTGCCCGAGATACATCGGCCAACAGTAAGCGTTTTAATGGAAACTCTATAGGAGGCTTCTGCTATGGCGCAGAGTATTACTAACGCCTTTGTAACTCTCTTTGATGAAGAAGTTAAACAGGCATATCAGGGCGAAGCCCTACTTCGCGGCACCATGCGTACACGCTCAGGTGTCCAAGGCAACACTGTAAAATTCCCGAAAATCGGTAAAGGTGTTGCAACAGTTCGCGTTCCACAAACAGACGTTACCCCGTTGAACGTGACTTACTCACAAGTAACAGCAACAATGACAGATTACATTGCGGCTGAATATTCAGATATCTTCCACCAATCACATGTGAACTTTGATGAGCGCCGTGAGTTGGTTCAGGTTGTATCTAAATCAATCGCTCGTCGTATGGACCAGCTTTGCATCGATGCGTTGGACGCAGCATCTTCACCATCCACAGTGGCAACATCTGTTGGTGGCGCGGCGTCAAACATGAACATCGAGAAGCTACGCGCGGCGGCAAAAGCGCTGAACGACAACAATGTCCCAGCGGAAGGTCGTCATTTGCTGATGCACTCATCACAGCTTGACGCTCTACTAGGCGAGACAGAGGTTACATCCGCTGACTTCGCCACAGTAAAAGCGCTTGTTCGTGGCGAGATCAACTCGTTCATGGGCTTCAACATCATCACAATGGGTGATCGTGACGAGGGTGGTGTTCCAAAACCATCTACACGCACATGTTTTGCATGGCACCAGGACTCAATGGGTTATGCTGAATCAATGTCTCAGAAGTCAGAAGTAAACTACATCCCAGAGAAAACATCGTTCCTAGTAAGTTCAATGTTCTCAGCGGGTGCGGTTGCGATCGACGACGAAGGCATCGTCAAGATCTCATGTACTGAATAAGGAGACTGAACAATGGCTTTCGATAAAACAGGTTTTGCAACCATTGGAGCATCTAAGAAAGGCTCTGCGCCTTCTATTTACTCCTATCAAACGGCAGACACCATTGCGACTGTAAACACAGCGGGTTACTTCAACGACTTGTCAGATACTCTGGCAGTCGGTGACTTGATCTATTGTGTTACATCTACTGGTGGCACTCGCGTTAGCACTCTGACGCAAGTTCTATCAAATGCAAGCGGTGTTGTAGACGTTGCTGACGGAACAACACTAGCCGCAACCGACACAGACTAATACTCCGAGGGGCTGGGCAACTGGCCCCTCACACTTACCTGGAGGGTTACAATGGCAACTGGTGATACTGACGTTTCAATTTGTTCGGATGCTTTAGTCCTCTTGGGCGCTTCCCCTATTTCGTCTTTTACGGAAGGCACTGACGCCGCATTGGTGTGTGGCCGACTTTACCCAGATATCAGAGATTCAATACTAAGCTCATATATTTGGTCTTGGTCAATCACTAAGTCGCAGATATCCAGATTATCCACTGCCCCAACAAATGAATGGCAGTATGCCTATCAACTTCCTGGAGATATGCTTTCCGGTGTTCTAGCTGTCTTTGAAACAAGCGGGACTACTGAACGCCCCCGGCGCTATGGCTGGGAGATATATGGCGATCAGCTCTATACCAACATGGAAACCGTTTATATTGATTATCAGCAAACGGTAACAGAAAGCAAAATGCCGCCTTACTTTGTGCAGCTATTAAAGTTTGCTCTGGCATCTGAATTGGCCATTGTCATAACAGATCAGGGGTCTAAGGCAGAATACTTCTATGCAAAAGCATACGGAAACCCTGGTGAAAATGGACGCGGCGGTGAAATGCGTAAAGCAATGAACATCGATGGCCGTGGCCAGGCAACACAGATCGTTGAGGATTATTCGCTAGTTGAAGTGAGAAGCTAAATGCGCGTTACACAGTTTCAAACAAACTTCTCGGTTGGTGAACTGGACCCACTACTTAGAGCGCGTACAGATCTCGAACAGTATCAGAACGCTCTCGAGGAAGCGCTGAACGTCATCGTGCAGCCTCAAGGCGGCCTAAAGCGCAGGGATGGCCTAGAATTTATCTATAACCTGGGAGAAACCTTTACAGAGGTGAAGCTTATCCCGTTTGAGTTTAGCGTTAATGATAGCTATCTTTTGGTCTTTGTAGATGGCCGTATCTATGTGTTTAAGGGCGGAACACTACAGACAAACATAAACGGATCTGGGAACGATTACATTACTGCCTCAGATATTACTGCGGCAATGCTCGATGAGCTAGAATATACCCAGGCTGTTGATACACTTATTCTTTGCCACGAAGATCTGCAAACAAAACGCCTGGTGCGAAATACTGATACAAGCTGGACCCTGGAAAACTTACCACTGACCAACTTGCCACAGTATGCTTATGCGTTTGATACACATCAACCAAACTTTACAATTACGCCTAGCGCTGTTGATGGCAACATTACGATTACTGCATCTGCCGTAACAACTGACACTGGTACTGCCCAGGCTGGTGGAGCTGATACCATTACGCTCAAAGCTGCAACAAGCTACACATCTGATGATGATCCTAATGGAATGTTCATTACCTTAACATCCGGTACTGGATCGGGCCAAACGCGCCATGTTGAGGACTATGTTGCATCAACCAAGGTACTAACGGTCTATCCAGCGTGGGATACAGCGCCAGACAATACAACCGGATATAAGGTAGAAGCCTTTGCGGAGAGTGCGGTGGGAGAATATGCCCAAGTCACAAGCACCTTTGGCCGCGCAAGATACGTTGAGTTTACTAGCTCCACAGTAATGAAAGCTGTTGTCGAGGTTCCTTTCTTCGATAGCAATGCCGTTGTTGCCGGGGAATGGGAAAGCGAACACGGGTATGAGGATGTCTGGTCAACCACCAGGGGGTGGCCTCGATCAGCAACATTCCATGAGGGTCGCTTGTACTTCGGCGGATCTAAGTCCCGGCCCAATACTGTCTGGGGATCTCGGGTTATAGATTACTTTAACTTCGATCCCGGTACTGGCTTGGATGATGAGGGCGTAGAAGCCACGATCAACACCAATCAGCTCAACAGCATCGTAAACATCGTTGCATCGGCCGACTTACGGATCTTTACTACTGGCGGGGAATTTGTGGTTATTCAGTCAGAGGATAGTCCGGTAACGCCTTCTAACTTTCTTGTACGGCCACAAACGCGCCAAGGATCAAAGCCAGGTGTCCCCGTTGAGGATTTAAATGGGGCTTCAATCTTTGTTCAACGCCAAGGTAAATCTTTAAATGCGTTCCAGTTTGGATCAAATACAAGAGCGTATCAGATCCAACAAATATCTGTTCTATCATCTCACTTAATAAAAAATCCTGTAGATCTTGCGGCCCGGAGGTCAACGTCAACAGACGAAGCCGATAAGATTTTCGTTGTGAATGGTGATGATGGATCTATGACTTGCTATTCAATCTTGGTCGGTCAAAACGTGATATCTCCCAGCAAGTTCACAACAGACGGGGACTTCATTGCAGTAGCAGTAGAAAACACAGAAGTCTATGCCGCTGTCAAAGCGCCAATCATTGATTGGAATTTAACTGATGGATTGGCTAAGGCGATCAAAGACATTGCCGATGGGGTCAAAGATGCAGACGATGGCGGTGTATATGCCTGGTTGCTTGAGCAAGTTGATACTGGTGGCGGTTTATACCCAAGAGCTGATCTTGGCAGAAACCAAGTGGTCGGTTCTTTAGATGCTGCTTTTTGGGATTCATACGGTAGTGGAACTTTAGTTGTAACCTTCAACGGAAGTGGCGTGGTAACTCAACTACAAGTTATCTCTAGTATTATCACGATAACTATCACTAATGATGTTGAATATATCTATAATCGGATACTTGAGTTCCAAAAAGCTTTCTGGGTAGCGTATGAGGCGGGAGAAACTTGGGTAAGCGATTATATCAAATACGAATACCATATTCAAAAGTTCAACCCAAATATAACCTTAGATCGTGCTGTAACGGGAACATCAACCTCTGGGACTGTTACTGAATCCGGCTTGCGTGATCGAGCTGTTAAATATATCCGCGATGGAATTGTTGGCGATGATACGGTTGCGGATCACACTGGCCGCATGGATTTGCCCACAGATGCAACATCATCATATGCACTAGGATTGGATTACACTGTTCGAGCAAAAACAATGCCCGTTGAGCCTAGATTGAATACTGGAACCGTCCAAGGCGTTCAAAAACGAATTGTCCAAGTCGATGCGCTTGTTAATGAAACAAAGGATCTTGTTATCAACAGCAAGCAAGTTTCATTCAGAAACTTCGGTGAAGGCGTCTTGGATTCAGCAATCGAGGCATTTACGGGCGTAAAAACTACGCATGGTATGCTTGGCTATACGAAAACTGGACAGATTACGATAACACAGAATGTTCCGCTTCCCATGACTGTCTTGGGCTTGGAATACAAACTCAGTGTGGGGAACTAAGACATGGCAGCATTACAACCAATCGCAGCGCCTCTTTTCCTGGCAACAACTGCAATGAGCGCGATGTCTCAAGCTCGAGCGGGTCGGCAGCAACAGGCAGCATATGACGCGCAAGCGGCTGATGCATTGATGAAAGGACGCTCCGAAGCGATTGCATACAAGCAACAAGGCGCAGATGTTTTGAGAAATTTAAATGAAAACCTGGCGGCAATCATCGCTCGAGTGAGTGCTGGGAATGTTTCAGCAACATCTGGATCTGCGGCGACAACGGCTTTGTTTGGCATGGCGGAAGGTGCTAGAGAATATCACCAGGCCCAGGACAACGCGATTACGGCAGAAGGCCAGGCGGCATCCCAGGCGCACCAATACAGATTGGCTGGACAGGCCGCAAAAGAAACCGGGCAAGTCAATGCGTTAGGCACAGTGGCGCAAGGCATATTTATGTTCGGGCAATTATAAGGTTGTAAAAGATGGGCAGAATACCACGATATCAAAGATTAGGGGTTCGAGCGCGGCAGCCTCAAAGCATCGATTACGCTGGGTTTCGTGGTCAGGCCCAGACAAGCCAGGCAATCACCAGGGCATTCGATCAGATGTCTGGTTTTCTTTATAAAAGCGCCGAGCGGGAGGCGGTTCAGACCGGGCTAGAGCGCGTTCGTGCAGAAGGAGCGCAGCCAATCCTGGAGGAGCTACAAGCCCAGGGCGGTCCTCGAGGTCTACAAGAACGTACAGCATATGAGGCCGCAAACCGTGTTGCGGTGGCGGAGATCCGCACAGAGGCCGAGCTAGAGATCACAAAGATCCTGGACCAGGGCCAGGCAAACAAGCAATCGTACAGCGCTATCCAGGCAAAGTTGAAAGATGTCTCTGATGGTTTCCCGGCGGCACTATCTAACATCGATCCCGTATCTGCCGGATTGCTACGCACACAGTTACAAGAGGCGACAGGCAAGGCCGAGCTGCGTTATTCTAAGTGGTGGACAGGCGAGATCGCCAAACAACAAAAGATTAAACAGAACAATGTCGCGGCAAATGAGGCCGAGTTTATCCTGGGTAACGCGGTTGTCCCTGGTTACACTACGCAAGCAATCGATGATGATATCGCAAAGGGTGAGCAAACGCTGATCGATCTAGGTGTGAAACCGGAGTTGGTCGAAGCCTGGTCAGACGATATTAAGGAAAAAGCTTACAAAGAAAACTTTTTATTTGATTACAATCAAAAGCCCATCGAAGAAAAACGTCAGGTAATAAATTCGATCATGGAGGGCAAAACAACTTTGCCTGGCATGGATTACGAAAAGAGTGTTCGCTTTGTAAATGGATTATTGCGTCCAGAGTACAATCGCAATCTATCGGCTTTAAAATCCCAATCAGATTTTGTCGTGAACAAGGTCGATGATCTCGAGGATATACTGGAAAGCGGTGGCCGTGTTAGCCAGGATGTTATGGCAAGCTTGCGGGACAAGGCGAATGATGTTGCTGAGTTCGATGGCGGTGCAGCCCTGGGCGCGTCCAATCAGCTACAAGAGAGCGAACTATTCTTTTCTCAGCTACGCGGTGCATCACTTAGCGAAGTCGAGGCAATGGTTGTCGATCTGCAAGATGGCGCTGATGGCGTTATGGATACGGCAATCGAAGTCAAGAGATACGAGCAAGCTTCTAAGTTTCTGACCAACATGCGCACACAACTTGCGCAAGATCCTATGGGTTATGCAGAGCGTGTTGGGTTTATCGAGCGCAAATCGTTTGTTACGCAAGATGAAAACGGAGCGCTTGCTATAGATGATGCGGCTCTGGAAGAAAGAGCTTTGGCGGCTGCAACTGTTCAACGTCATTACGGATTGGCCGCTCCTAAACTATTATTTGCTGATGAGGCTCGAACTATTGGCCTTGCGCTACAACAATCAGAGGGCAACACAAAGCTGCAAATCTTAGGAGCGCTTGCCGATTTTGGGGAAGCCTCTGGCCAAGTTCTAACGGACATTGCAGACTACAGCCCAGAGCTTGCCTTAGTTGGTGGCCTGGTAAATGCTGGATCTACTCGAGCGGCTAACTTAGCGGTGGCCGGGTTTGACAGAATTAAAGCTGGCCAAAAGCCAATGTACTTCACGGATGCAAAAACAGATCCAGTTTATCGAGGTTTGTTTGGTCAAGCGATTACAACGCCAAAACATGCACAAGCAATTAAGGGCGTAGCAAAAGCGATCTATCTCGAGCTATCAGAGCAACGTGGCGTTTCTGGCGCTGTCTATGGAACAAATGCAGAAGATTTAGACACTGCGCTCTATGAAGAAGCCTTGCAATTAGCGGCGGGATATCGAGAGGTAAATGGTCAAGAATTTGGCGGGGTGCAGCAAATTCGCGGCAAGCCTACATTTATTCCCCCATCAATGACCGGGAACGACCTAAACTTTATCTTAGAAAACTTTAACGCTGGCGGCGTCGAGAAGGCCACAGGTCAAAAGATAGATGAGTTTTTGGCTCAAGGCGTCCAGGGCAACGATAGTTTTGGATTTAGAAACATAGGCGGCAACAAGTACGTTATTGCATATGGCAATCAAGGATTGTCTGTTTTGGGCGACAATGATGGCAACCCCGTAGTGTTTAACATGATGACGCTAAAAGACAGTATGCTAATTGCTCCCCAGCCGTTTGCTGCAATGGAAGCCCAGGCTACCGCACAACCAGCACAACCTATGACTGTTGATGCCCCGGACCTACCTGGTCCGATACCCGCTCCCGGTATGACGCAACGCCCAGAGTTCCCAGAGGCGAAAATGGTATCGAGAGCGCAACGAGGCAAGCTTAACAAAATGATTAAGGATGCTGGCGTTTCTGGAGATGAATTTAGAGATCGCGTTCAACCGCTTATGAGTACAGCCCGAGATAATATCTCTGATGATCGGTATCTTGATTATGTCCAATCTCTATTAACGGGATATAATAAATCATTTAGTGATTGGGAGAAGGAAAACCCATGATCCAGTTTGATCGATCAGATGCTTATGATCTTGGGAATGTCCAGGTTATTACAAAGCCATTAACTGGTTTTGCTGAAAACTTTGCAGCGGCCAGGGAAAACGCAAAGCTGAATGACCAATCTCAAAGCAGAGAATTGATCCTAAAAGAATTGTGGGATCCGATTGTAGAGGAACTTAATGATGCATTCCCGGGTCAAGCTCCGGTAGGCTATTCTAGAGCTGGCAACAATTTCATTAGTCCAGGTGAAAAGCTTGGAGTTGGCCTTGGTGTAAGTTCAACAAGAGGCACAATCGATCAGGAATATGATACTTATTCTAGGATTATCCTGGACTTTATGGAAAAGAACCAAGAAAGCTTGCCCGATCACCTAAAGGGCATAACCCTAGAAAGCTTAGAACAAACCGCGCTGGATCGCGCAACCGCAGCTCGAGAGTATGCAACAGAGATTGCATCCAGGGGTGAAGGGTTTTCGGCTACTCTAGGATCTTTCACTGGCAGTGTTGTTGGTGTCGCACCTGATCCAGCTAACGCATTTGGATTGGCGTTTGCCTTTAAACATGCACCTACAGTTTGGCGTCTAGCATTTACAGAGGCAGCGATTGGTGCCGGAGTTGGCGCTATGGCCGAGGCCGGGGTTTCTGATTGGTATAAGAAACAAGGGCTAGATTATACTTACCAGGATTTTTTAAAGAACGTCAGCATTAACGCGGTAGCAAGCGCTGGGATTGGTGTTGGCGTCAAGATATCGATGGATGGGGCAAAGTCTGGTTACAACGCTTTATTCAAATCTGGTAAGGCAAATAAAGATAGTGAAGCCCTGGCAAGCTTGGCGGAATCAGCGGAAGAACTAGAAGCAGACAATCCGTTCCAAAATGCAAAACAGCCAGAGGCACAGGCCGAGCATGAGTCTCGAGCGGCAAGCGCGGAATCAGCGGTCGAGAATAACAATGCCCCGGCCATGACTGATGAGCCGACCATCGAGCCAACCCCGGAAATGATCCAGGCGGCTGCAGATAACCTAGACGGTGTGATGTTTAAGATCCCAGCGCGGGATGTGACAATCGATGCCAAGCGGTTCCAGTTCAAAGAAGGCGGTGACGAGTATGGCGTGACCGAGCGGCTGCAAGGCGTCACAGAGTGGGATCCCGTAAAAGCGGGGACAGTTATCTTCTGGGAAGATGCTCAGGGCAAAGTATTCATTGCAGATGGCCACCAGAGGGCCGGACTAGCCCGTAGAATCATGGATCAAAAGCCAGACCAGGATATTAGCCTGATCGGGTACAAGCTGCGTGAGACCGACGATATAAGCGCAGAGAAGGCCCGTGTCATTGCAGCGGTGGCCAACATTGCCCAGGGAACGGGTACAGTGATTGATGCGGCCAAGGTTTTGCGTGTAGAGCCTGGGCGGATCTCAGAGCTTCCTCCGCAATCTGTCCTGGTACGCCAGGCAAAAGACCTGGTAAATCTTACCGATGATGCATTCGGTGCAATCGTAAACCAGGTTATCCCGGCAAACTATGGCGCAATCGTTGGTCGTTTGATCGATGATCCCGAGCTACAGCAAGCCGCAATCAAAGTATTATCGAAGTCAGATCCATCAAACGCATTCCAGGCAGAGGCGATTGTTCGCCAGGTGCGCGAGACTGACATGGTGAAAGAAACCCAGGTATCGTTGTTTGGTGATGAGGATGTAGCTACAAGCCTATACACTGAACGCGCGAAAGTCCTGGATCGCACAGTAAAGTTATTACGCGCAGACAAGGCATCGTTTGAGAACCTAAGCAGAAACGCAGAGCGTATCGAGGCCGAGGGAAACAAGCTTGCCAAGGATCAAAACCAAAGGAGGGCCGACCAAGATGGCCAAGCGATCACGTTACTCCAAGCCCTTGCAAACCGCAAAGGAACCCTTAGCGACGACCTCTCAGCCGCAGCCAGAGAAGCAAAGGACCAGGGATATGCAGCCGCAGCCCGAAACTTCGCCGAAGCTGTCAGACGAGGAGTTGAACGAGGCGATTTTGATAGGGCGGCAACTGGCGATGTTGGACGCGCTGTCGATGTTGCGCCGCAAAGCCGCGCAGTCGCGGTTGAGGACGAGCCAACCCTAGAGGGGTTCGATGAGCCAACAGGTCCAGCGGCAGAGGCCCAAGTGGATCAAATGGTCCTGGATACATTCCGCACACTCGAGGAAGTTACAGAGATCAAACCTGTTGAGCGTTCATTAAAAGATCGGCAGCCCGTCGAAACGGTTGATGATATCTTCAAGATCGCCCAGGAATCCCAAGATTTTATTGCAAACATTGGTAAGAGCCTCGAGGCAGACCTGGGGATTAAGTTTAAAAACCCGGGTCTAAAGAAGATCGAGACCGCAAAAGAGAAGATGCAGCGCAAGAGTTATGCATCTGCCAGGGAAATGACAGATATCTCCAGAGCTGGTTTTGTTATTAACAAAGCTTCGGATGCTGATGCGATTGCAGAGCGCCTGGCGCAGAATGCAGAGATCCTGGATGAAGGCTGGGGCGTCACACTCGCCGGATACTTTGACCGCAAAATCTTGGTGCGTACACCAAACGGGATTGTTTCAGAGGTGCAGATCTGGTCGCCAAAGCTGATCGAGGCAAAGAACACAAAGGGTCATAAGCTATACGAACAACAGCGTATGACTAAAGATCCCGAAGAATTTGCGCGCCTTGAGAAAGAGCAGAGAGAGATCTATTCGAAAGCCTTGTCCGAAGAAGATCCTTCGTTTGCAAAGCTAGTCGGTATGGAGAAAGGCCCAAAGGTACTTTCAAATGTAGACATAAAAGCGCTTTCATCTGCAATTACACGCCCAGAGTTACGGACATCGAGACCGTCAACGGCAGTCCAGGAACCGCCTGGGGTAAGTATTGCCAGGGCTTCTGAGGGTGAAAAAGAGATCGCTGGGCGTCCGTCCCAGGAAACTAGAAAAGTGTCTGACATAGATGATACTCCTACTGATCTTTTAACCGATATCACAGATGATATCAAGCCCGAGGACTTTGATCTAGAAATACCTTTAGGCACTAGGTTTAATGAGAAAACCTTGGAAAATGAGGCTGTCACAAAAACATTGCGTGATATCAAGTCAGATATTGATGCAGAGGATGCACTAATCAATCGCCTGGGAGTATGTGGTCTATGAGTACGTTTAAGAAATGTGTCGAGGATGGCGTAGCGGCTGGCGAGATCTCCCAGGAACAAGCGGATGAATACGCAAACTTGTTCGATGATCTGGTGGATCAGTACAATAAGCAGCTAGGTCCAGGTCCGGCGGAGACAAAAGCAGGGATCGATGCAGCGGCAGCGGTGCGCAAGAAGTCAATCGAGCGCAAACGCCAGGCAATGTTGCAAGCTCAGACCTGGAAAAAGATCACCCTGGACATGCAGAACTATCGCACGATCACCGGGCAACAGGACATGAACAAGGCGGCCCTGGCATTCTTCGAGCAAGACGCAACGTCTAAGCACACAAGCATTGTGCAGCTCCAGGCAACCATCGAGCGCAGCGCAACCCGTAAGATGGACAAGTTCCTGGCGACATTCCGCCGGGATCTAGTTGGCCGGGTAAGAAACAAAGCCCAGCTAAACAACATGATTAAAGAGGTGTTTGGCGAAAGCACCGGGGATGCATCTGCCAGGGAGCTATCATTAGCCTGGAAAGAAGCGTCCGAGTATCTGCGCAAGCGTTTCAATGCCGCCGGGGGCGCAATCCCAAAGCGTACCGATTGGGGGCTTCCACAGCAACACAGCACAGTGAAGGTGCGTGAGGCAAGCTTTGAGGAATGGCGCGACTTTATCTCATCGCGTCTTGACCTGGACAAAATGAAAGACATGGAAACCGGGCTACACTTTTCCTCGGAAAAGCTTGGGCTTGTTTTAAAGGATGTTTACGAGACAATCCGCACTGATGGCATGAGCAAGATCAAACCAGGCGGTCAGCCAACAGGGGGTAAATCCCTGGCTAATCGAAACGCAGACCATCGCTTCCTGGTGTTTAAGAACGCGGATGGCTGGATGGAGTACCAGGAGAAATTTGGCAATGATAACCCGTTCGATGTGATGATGGGCCATATCAGCAACATGTCCAGGGACATTGCCTTCATGGAACGCCTGGGGCCAAACCCAATGGCGACCAAGAACTTTATCAAACAAACCCTGGCTAAATCAGCGGCGGGTGAGGATGCAGCCGAGAGTGCAGCAAGATCCACAAATAAAAAGGTGGATGAGCTTTATAACATTCTCCAGGGGACACATAACACCCCGGTCAATCGCTTCTGGGCAACAACATTTGCTGGCACCAGGCAGATCTTACAATCCGCACAACTAGGGGCAGCGGCGATCTCAGCAATCACCGATGTAAACTTCAACCGCATTGCACGGCGCATGAACGGTTTGCCGCAAACCAAAACCATGATGCAGTATCTCAAGCTATTGTCGCCCCTGGGTGCAGAGGAAAAGGGAAGGCTTGCAGTTCGCCTGGGACTAACCGCAGAGGGTTGGTCTACCCTGGCGGCGGCACAGATGCGCTATACAGGGGATATCTCTGGGCCAGAGGTAACGCGCCGGATCGCAGACTTTGTGATGAGGGCATCGCTTCTTTCGCCAATGACACAAGCCGGGCGCTGGGCGTTTGGCATGGAGTTCCTGGGAAGCCTGGCCGATAACGTGGGCAAATCCTTCGATGAGCTAGATCCGATGTTCCGCAAGGCTATGGAGCGCTACAATATCAACAGTGATCGATGGGACATCATCCGGACCACTGAGCTATACGACTATAAAGGCGCTAAGTTTCTACGCGCCGAGGACGTTGAGTTCCGCACAGACATCGATCCCCGGCTTGCCAGGGAATTAGCGACAGACATCATGCGGATGGTCGAGACAGAAACAAACTTTGCGGTTCCATCGACATCTGTTCGCGGCCGAGCGGCATTGACCGGGGATCTCCCACCTGGTTCGATTGGCGGTGAAATGGTCCGTTCGTTCGCCATGTATAAAAACTTTGGCGTTACCCTGGTGAACACCCACATCATGCGTGGGGCGGCAACACCAGGGGCGAAGGGCAAAGGACGTTACTTTGCAGATCTACTAATCAGCACAACAATCATGGGCGCCCTGGCTCTACAGCTTAAAGAAATGGCAAAGGGTCGAGATCCTCGATCAATGGATGATCCGGAGTTCTGGGGCGCTGCGTTCATGCAGGGCGGTGGCCTGGGGATTTATGGGGACTTCTTGTTTTCAGATCTAAACCGCTTTGATCGAGGCTTGGCGGAAACAATCGCTGGCCCGGTCGTGGGCTTTGCTAATGATCTTCGCAAGCTAACAATCGGTAACGTGATCGAGGCAGCCCAGGGCGAGGATACAAAGATCGCTAGTGAAATGATTAGCTTTGCGCAACGATACACGCCTGGTGCATCGCTTTGGTACATGCGCCTGGGCTTGGAGCGCATGGTGTTTGACCAGGCTAAATTGTGGGCAGACCCGGATGCGGGTAAGAAGATACGCAGAATGAAGCGCAAGTATGCTCGAGAGTATGGACAGGATTTCTGGTGGGAACCTGGTAAGATGCTTCCCGAGCGCAGACCGGATATTGAAAATATCTTGGGTAATTAATCAACATCTGGTATAAACCGGATAAACAAACGGAGCATATAGATGGCCGATATCGCAATCAACCCGGTTACTCGTAGGGTTCAGTTCACAGGCAATACTGGAACTGGGCCGTTTGCCTTTACGTTCAACATCCTCGCTGATGAGGATATCGCTGTTTATAAAAACACAACACTACTCACACTCACAACACATTACAGCGTTACGACAAACGCAAATGGAACGGGATCGATTACCCTGGTTGCGGGGCAAGCTCTTATTTCCTCTGACGTTCTGACAATCATCGGTGGTCGGGATTTATCCAGAACAACAGACTTTGTAACAGCCGGGGATCTCTTGGCATCGAGTTTGAATGAACAGCTTGATAGCCTAGTGATTATGACTCAACAGCTTGACGAGAAAGTTGGGCGCACAATCAAAACAAACCCAGGAGATGTTTACACAGATCTTGAGCTGCCGACCAAAGATAACCGCAAAGGCACAGTCCTGGGTTTCAATGCGACATCTGGTGATCCGGAGGTTGGTCCAACAATAGCGGATGTTTCTTCTCTAGCATCAATCACAGCGGATATTGCTACGCTTGCCGACATCGAGGATGGCACGGACGCCACTGATGCAATACAAACTGTGGCCGGGATCTCATCGAACGTAAGCACTGTTGCGGGGATCAGCTCAAATGTCACAACGGTTGCGGGGAATACATCAAACATCAATGCTGTTGCGGCGGATGCTACTGATATCGGTACGGTTGCTGGATCTATTAGCAATGTAAATACGGTTGCCGGGATCGATAGCAACATCACAACGGTGGCGGGTAATACCACAAACATAAACACTGTTGCGGGTAATAACTCTAACATCACAACGGTAGCTGGTGTTTCTGCGAATGTAACGACTGTTGCCGGGATAAGCTCGGACGTAACGACAGTGGCCGGAATTAGCAGTGATGTGACAACTGTTGCTGCCGATGGTACTGATATTGGAACGGTTGCAACTAACATTGCTGATGTAAATACTGTTGCGTCCAACATTGCGACGATATCCGCAAAGGTTTCTAAGTCTGGCGATACCATGACCGGAGATCTAACGATCCAGGGTAACTTAACGGTTAGCGGCACAACGATTACTGTAGACAGCGCAACAGCTCAGACGATTGATCTTGGCGATGGCGACAGAATGCGTTTTGGTGATAGCAACGATGCTTACATTGAATGGAATGGAACATATTTTGATGCTCGTTCAACAGGTCGCTTTGATCTGTTAAGCTCTGGCAATGATCTGCGGTTGTCTACAGCTACAAACGTAGGCTTGATTGTAAATCATACAGGTGGCACACCAGCGGTACAGCTATATAATTCTGGGGTTGAACGCCTCGCCACCACCAGCACAGGCGTAGACATCACGGGTACTTTGACCAGCGATGGGCTGACTGTTCAAGGTGTTTCTACAGTTGAAGGTAAATCATCTGGATTTGGGCCAAATGC